GTTGCTTTGTCTGAAACATTTGCAGGTCAAGCAGACGTTGCAGCTAACACTTTTGCTGGTCGTATGGCTCGTATCAAGATTGCTCTTGATGAAGCCAAGGAAAGTTTAGGTCAAGCACTTTCGAACGGACGCGTTATTTATTATTCTGCGTAGTCTCGCCATATCATCACAAACTATTGTTTACTACCAGGAGACTCGTTGATAGTAGCTTGTGATGTCGTAACTTCTCGTTATGTTACACGCTATGCATAGTGGGCATAGGTAATTAAGACCCTCTGACGGCCATTAAATTGCTTACTAAGCAACCCTCAAGTTAAGGTTTAGAGTTGGCTTGAGCGACCAACTGGTTACTTATATCAGTAATCGTTGTAGTTGTCTATCCTTGGGTCTTGAATCATATCGTTTATGCACATTAGGTTTTCTTTACGCGCTAAATCTAAATCTACCTTATCTTGGTATTCTTCTAGCTTCTTTTTATCTTCTAATCTTTTTTGGTAACACTTAGCATCACGGCAAGCAACTTCTTTCATATTATCGTAATCGTAATGGAAGTGTAAATATATAACGTTACTCATCGTCACACTCGTGTAATAGTTCTTTGGCAATCATCTTGGCGCAGCCTTTGCACCACACGTATGTAGCCATTATTTTAGGTACAACTTAATCGCTATAGCTAGTGACGCTATGCTAACAAACGCACCAGCAAACATACCTATAATTAACATTTGCATTATTTTATCCTTTGCATACACCATTTGCAGAAACTAGCGTTATAGCACCAGCCACCACAACTAACACATCTACTTATTAAATTTAACATAGTTTTTCACCACTTCATACAAATTAGCCAAACCAAACACAGCTAGTATTACACCTGCAAATAGTAATGCGTCTATGTATCTTTGTTCCATTTGTTGCCCCTGTCTTGACTTAGTGTTTTTTTTCTACTATCTTTCTTGCTTCTTCCATATCATCACGATTATGAAAGTTTGATGCCTTGCTGAGTAAGTCTTGTGAAATTGAGAGTCGTAAGACTTGCTCTAACTTGTATACGTCTTGTGGTTTCATTCGCCCCCCTTTCTTAGTATTATTGTCGCATATACAACGCTAGTAACACCAGGAACACACCCACAAATACAACTATTGTTTCCATTACTGAACTCCCATAATTTTTGAGCATTGTGGAAATGCTCTGTGAAATCCTTGTCTTGATACAAGCATCTGTGCGCGTTTATATTGTTCGGACACAGAAGCTCGTGCTGGGTCGCCAGACCCACCTACCCATTCCCAAGAGCGAGAATCAAACTGAAACAAGCCCCTATACTTGCCTGTTCGATTAACAGCTGCTGGATTTAATGACGACTCACAAACGGCTATTTTCCGGTAATCGTTTGGTAGTAGCTCAACGTCATCAAAATATGGGTTTATTAAAAGTATCTCTAAAATTGGTCTGTCTTCCAATCTGCAGCTGCCGTTTCAGCCTGTTCGTGGCTTGACGGAAGTCTAGAAGCGTTTAACCAAGCACTAAGGTTATCTGCCAATTGTTGTTGATTGTCTAATTGGTTTTTAACGATTGTGTATGGTGCGAATTCTAGCTTAGAAAACTCCTGTTCCTTACTTAGGAATTGCAAATATTTCAGTAGTTTCTCTTTATCCCAGTCAGTATAGATACGTTTACATAAAGAATGCAAGAAGTTTATTTGCTTCTCTGTAGCAACCCTATAAGACCCAAAATAGCCCATTTCTAAGCCTTGTCCTTGTCCAGATACGTGACTTGGGGTTTCTTGGCTAATTTTGCCCTCTACAGCCTTTGTAGGGCTATCTGGTGGGGTCTGCCAAGGGTCATTTTCTGTGTTCACGTTACGTTGTACTTCCTCTCTGCTCGCAATACCTTTAGTAACAGCAATTCCTAGGGCAGCTATTGCGCGACCCCAGGCCGACGTTTCCAATACCATAAGTTCAGAACCTCTAGCAAACCCTTTAGCAGGAACACGTTCCCAAGCCCAACCTGTTGCGTGATTTAATTGCTCTCTATCTGGGTAAGCAAAGGCTTCACCATAAATAAAGGTTTCGCCATTAAATTCCAATACACCTCGGTATTGAAAGCGTAATACTCCGTTTGGGTATTTGTCGTAAAACATTTGTATTCTGTCTTTAACTTCTATGTAGTTCTTTAAATAATCCATTTAATTAACTCCTATAAATAGTCCTTGAAATTCTTGCAATTGCGCTAGCTTGTTTTCACAATCACATTCCTTGAACGTGCATTGGGTTTTGTGATAAAAGTACATTTTGTGATAAGCATCAGCTATTAGTTCTGATATCGGATACCAGACTTTATCCATACTGCCCCTCTCGTTAAATCGAGATTAAGGCAAAAGTGCGTCAAAACACAGCATTGAATTATAACAATTTGGTAACGGCTTTAACGCCAGAGTTCGCCTTCGGCTATAAATGAGCCGTCTTTGTTAAATGACACAAGTTCGGGTTTAACTTGTCCGTCCTGTTCGTACACGATTCCAAAACCTGCCGACCAATTCGCTATATTTTCTTTCAAATAACTCATTTTTTTAATATCGCAAAGATGCCCAACTTCAACACCTGTAAGTGTAGTTTGATTGCCCCCAAAACCGTATGACTGACGCAGGATTCCTTGACGATGCGTATGCGAGCAAATAACGGACTTATTAGTTTTTATAGCTAAATTGAGAGCTGTAGCCCCAGCTTGGCTAAAAAGGCGATTTTCATCTCCGTGAGCCAAAAGCCAGCCTTTAGTAAATTCTTTTAATGACCTGTTGTATGTGATGTTTATGTCTTTGTCGTTGTAACCTAAAAGGTTTTCTATTTTGATTGCATCTATGACAGAAAACGCTGGTGCAAATTTTGATATGTAACGTTCTATTCTAGCTGTGTGATTACTGCGTTGCATTATGAAAGGCTTACTGCGTCCAATAGCACTACGGAATTCTTTGAGTAAGCCCTTCAAACCAATTATATTCTTTTGTAACGAACCTTCAAACTCCAGGCTTGTTCCACGTGCATAAGTTGATATTGTCTGTGCATCAAGCTCATCTCCGACACACAATAATTTATCTGGTTTAACGTAATCTATGTAATCAAGTAAAGAATCAACGTAAGATTTTTTAATGTATGGGTATTGCAAGTCTGAGATTACGACGTAACGTTTAATAGTTACCTCTTTCGTGTAGGTTTCTTACCTAACTGTGAGTTAATACTATCTATAGTACTACGAATTTTAACAACATCTAACTGTAGGCGTGTCACTTTATCGTTTAATGAACTACCACCATTAGGAAACAATTGTGACTTCATTTTAATAATTTCTGCAGTTGCTTTAATAACCAAAACAAGGATAGTAATAAGCAAACCAATAACGCCAACAAGTTCACCAATCATTGTCCGTCATACCAATTAGGGTCATAAAAATCGTCGTCTTCATCTTCATCAGGAGCAAGAGTAAATTGATATTTTTCAGCTGCATAGTTAATCATTCCAAATACTGAATGTTGTGGCATATCTTCGTTGGCCATAATCTTTATTGTTTTCTTTTTGCCATCAAAGACTTCTAAAAGTGCAACAAATCCAACTATTAGTTTTCCGTCTTCGTGTGCTTTGTTTATTACTTTTACTAGCTCTGAGGCCATTACGTCTGGTAATTCTATTGTTTGCTTTTTTGATTTTGGTTTGCTCATATTCCAAATACCTTTCCGTTGAGGTCGCCTGCCTGTGTAAAGGATATATGCAAATGTGATACGTGAGGGTTAGACCCTTTGTAGACACGCCAAGCCCAATTTTGTCGTGGTGAGGCTATACGGTGTTGATGAATAATGTAACTGACTCTTTTGTCGCCTTTGAGTGCAATTGTCTTAATTTGCTCAGCAAGTAACCAAGACTCTTTGCTAGAGCCTTTAACAAGGTCTGAATCAATATCTATGGCACGTACCCAACCATTCTTATCTGGGTTATGGTCTGACTTGCGTGCGTTGTGTGCTGTGTCGCCTATCCAGCCGTCTGAGCGTTTATCTCGCTTAGGATACTTGGCGTTTATTTCAGAGCGTAATTGCTCAGCTGCTTTACTTAATCTTGGTTTTGGCATTAGGGTTCATAGCTCCCATTGAAGCAGCTACAACAGCACCTAATACAGCTCTGTAATCAAGGGCAAAGTCTGTTGCTTGCCAAGCTGCTAAGAAAGCAATTGCAGCTAAAGAAAATTGTTTGTGGTTAAAGGATTGCATCTAGTTCTTCTTTTGTGAGTCCTGCTATTTCACCAAGTTTTTTAATCGCTGAATCGCGTGCTTCTTTTTTGGCTTGATACTCGGCTTCAAGTAATGCTTGTGCTTCTTTTATTTGTTTTCTGTCAGTCAAAAATGCTTCTTTATCAGCACCTTTAAGTTCTTGAAGTTCTTCACCAATTTGAATCATAATTTTTTCTGTAGCCATTGTCATAACTCCTATTGATTTAGCCCGTAAGTTTTAACAGAGCCAGTCATTGTCCCTGCTCCTGGAAATATTTCAAAAGACTCATAAGATGTAGCAGTAGTATGCAAACCTGCTGTAATACCTGTTGAATAAACATTACTAAACCAAGTTGAAATTAAGAATGTTTGTGTTGCTTCAAAAGGTCTGTGTAAAGTTATTTCATTCCAAGCAGGACCAGAAGCAGAATTTGTTGTTGATGCCCAACTTGTTTGACCAGATGCCCCACCAGTTGCAGCAGTTGAACCACTTCCTCTTAAATATTGCCAAGCATAATTTGTTGCAGCAGAAGTTGAACCTGTTCTAAGTCTTAAAAGTATGTCAGTTGAATTAGTTAAATCACATTCAAAAACAATTTTATATGATTTGTATGTCGCACTAAAAACACTTGGAATAATTTGAGTAGATACTGCACTAAAACTAGTGGTGTTTAAGAGTACAAGTCCTGCTTTTTTAGTACCCAAAGCATTGTTAAGAGAGGTGTCAATAGAAGACCCAAGAGTGCGAATAGCAGAAGCACCATCTTTAACAAGTGAGGTGTCATCTGGGGTAGTCCAGCCATAATTGGTCGTAGTTGCCATTGTTCTAGTTTATCCTTTTCTTAAGCGACGTCAAGCCACGTTAAATCGTTAGGCAGGTTTTGCCATTGGGTTAATGGGTTGTAGTCTTCCCATTGTACATCAAGAGAGCTGTAGATTGAGTTAGAAATTGCTAAATCTAATTCCAGGCTGTTTTTTGATAATGTCCAAGTCCAACCCTCAACAAAGCCTTCAAACACACCTGAGGTAATTATGCCTGTTGGAATGTTAGTTATGGCTACAAGTGTGTCCATTGAAACACCAAGAAATGAATTACGTACAGCATCAGTTATGTTTGAGTTAGATAGGTTTAAGGAAACAGAGTCCAAGGACACTTTAGGTAAACCTCTAAGGGCAACTGTTCTAGCAGCTTGTTCTTGGGCATCAAGTTGTTCAGCCAAAATAGTTGGCACAATTTGTTGTAACAAACCATAAGTATCTATGCTTGTGTCATTCTCAGCAGCTTCTTCGGCAATAGGGTCATTGTATTGAATTACTACGCTGTTAATAATGTCTGCTGTTTGTAGACGTGTGGTAAAGCCTGCGCTTGAAAGAATGTCAGCGTCAACGGCTATAGTGTTTGTTCCATAGTTAGTTGAACGTCTCTCAGCATCTGCATAACCGATTAAACCGTCCCCAGTTTCATAGAGGTAGCCTAATCCTGTTGTTGCTGTAACATCTGTTATTTCATTAGCTTGTTCAACTTGTGCTGAACGTGCTAGCACTTCGTAGCGTCCGTTGTCAATAACGTCTATGCCTTGAACACCATAATCTTGCCAAGTTGTTGTTGCAGGTAAATCATTCCAAGTAGTAACATTACTTAAATCTTCCCAAGCAACATACAAAGTTTCTTCAAGTATTCGTTCAATGCGTTGTCCGTCAAATTCTTGTGGGTAAGATACTGAACCTGCGTAACGTTTAACAAGTAAACCAAGTACACCTATTGCTTGAACTTGTACTGTGTTTGCAAACTGGTCATTAGCCCCAGCACCTTCAAGAGTGTTTTGAACACTTGAAACTTCACCTGTAAACAAATCAATAAACACGTTGTTTGTGTCTTTAACTTGTATGTTAACAATGTCTAAAAGTTCAATTGCTGGGCTTGTGCCAGATAAGTTAATTAGTTCAAGGTTGCAATAACCTGGTTGTGTTGGTTCAAAAAAGTCATTACGTCCTGCTGTGATAGTTGCGTTACTTAAAACCTCATTAGTGTATTCAACGCCAGCAATACGTATTTTAAATGTGGGTGTGTAAATCGTCATTGGTTATCTAAACCCAAAGTTAAATGGTTTTATTCCTGTCGTCTTTAACGCTGTGTTTTGTACTTTAGTAATTGTTCTAGCTGTGCCTTGTGGGTCTATAGCACCTTTAACGTTGTTGTTAATAATGACTGTTGGTTTGTTTGTGTTAATGCCTACTAAACCTTTTGCTTTATCACCAAAAGAAGCCTCGGGTGCAAATTGTCCTGTAGCACTTGCAAATTGTCCTATAAGTGAATCATCAAATGCTTGTTTGAAATCTCTGAACCTTTGTACAGCTGCGTCAAGTTTGGCAAACAAAGAATCTAAGCCTTCAACCATACGTGTTAATAAGTTAATGAATCTTACAAAACCTGAGTCGGCTGTTGTGTTGCTATCAAATGCTCCTGCAAGTGAACCAAGTCCTGAACCGAGGTCACGTAAAGCAACACCAAGACTGTAACCTGCGTCTTCACCTTCGTTAGTTGCTTCCTTAAACATTCCAAGAGACGGCACTACAGATTTCTTTTTACCAATAAGGCCGTCAACAAGTCCTTGTAAAGCAGGTGCAAGAGTATCTGTTGCAAAGCGTGCAAACTTTTCAAGTATAGGTAAAAGTGCTTGACCTAAACTTTCCTTGGCTTCATCAAGAGCAATCTTGATACGAGCCATACGACCAGCAAAAGTGTTAGCTGCAACGTCTGCTTGACCTGCAAATGTTTCAGACAAAGCAAC